TTAAAAGTTCTATTGCATTTTCTAATTCTTTTCCTTGAAGTTCTTTACTATTTATTTGTTGTTCAAGATATTTAGCTTGATTTTTTAATCTATTAAATTCTAAATTTACTTTATTTTGTAAACCTTTTGTTTCTTTTAAACTACTACTAGCTAAATCATATTGAATATCAGAAAGATCGTCGGCATAACTAACAATTTTACTAAAACTTTTATACATAGATTTATAAATAAAATCTTGTTTATTAAGTTCTTTTCCTATATCGTTAAATCTTTCTCTTAAATCATTTAAACCCGTATTCGTCTCTAATTGAGTTTGACGAATACCTTTCATAGTTAATTCTAAACTTTTAGCAGCAGCATCTACATCTTTAAATTGTTTTACATATTCTCTAGCATCAGCAGTAATTTTTCCTTGACTGGATTTTAATGTTTTGTTAATTTCATCAATTAACTTTTGAATATTATCTAATGAAGCCGCCATTTAAAATATTTTTATTATAAATATTAAAAGGCATCATTTTTTTGATGCCTTTGTAGTATATACGGGATTTTGTTGTGTTTTTTGAGCCGCTAATTTATCTTTAGTAAATCCGGCGGTTTTCATTGCATTTATAGATTGATCAACACTATTTCCTTGTTGTTTATCTTTTTCATTATTATAATGTTCTAGTATTTTGTTAAAGGTAAATTTTCTTAACCATAATGGCATATCAAATATGGTATGCCAATCATATCCTCCTTTTCCGTAAAAAACTATTTCATGAATTTGACTATAAAGTAATGATCTATATTCCGCTGCTTCCTCAAGAGTTAGGGAAAAAAAAGTTAGCGCCAATCGGAATATCTGCTTCTTCTATACGACCGTCATATGTTTCTCGATCAAAAACTAATCGGATATCTGGTTGGATTTTAACAATATAATCTCTAAGTGCTTTTGCATCTCTAGCTAATAATCCATTATCTACAAATTCACGAATATATTTTTTATCCGTTTCCCCCTCAACAGATGTAATTAAATATTTCATTCTTGTAGACATTTCGGGAAGATTATCTTTATTAATTTTAGCTAAACCTTTAATTTCATTATCGATTTTCTTCTCTAAACCATCCGTCATTAATTGAAATGTTACTTTAGTTCCTGAATGTGGTAAAGTAAAATTAAATTCATTTATTCCTTTAATAAATAAAGATTCGTCTATTTCTTTATTTTCTAATGTAGATAAATCTACAGTATATTCAGTTCCTAAATAATCAAAAGTATATTTACTTCCATATCCTAAAATACGAGCAGCTATTAATAAAGCATTTTTATCTCCTACAATTAAATCATCAGTATCGATATTACTAACAATAAGAGATTTTAATAATTTATCAATAACAATACCTTTTTGTATGTAAGATTGATTTGTAATAATATCTTCTTCACGAGCAGTCATGTATTTCATTTCTACTTTTCCAGATGATAAAGGATTGTTTTCAGGATATACTATACCTTTTGAAGGTAATTCCACCATTTCTGTGGGGAACTTAAATTTGTTTTCTTCCATAAATTAATTTTTAATAACAATTTGTTTATTATAAATATATAAAAATAAAGGAAGCTCGCAAAAAATGCGAGCTTTCTTGTATTTGTTTTTATTATTTCTTAGAAGTTTAAGATACAATAGTCAGGTTGAACTGTCATTGTAATATTAACTGCTGTATTTTCTGTATCCCAGTTGTATTCACCAAAGTTTGCATCTACAATCAATGCACCTTTAATAATCCATTCTGATACGATATCACCTACAGGACCTAATACATCGAATGTTAAATCTTTCTTATAGAAGTCAGAATAACCATCGCGACCAGTTACTGATTCGTGGTGTAAACGTACCCATTCCATTACAGCTTGAGCGCCTGATGGAGTGATTGGGTCAAATAATGTAAATTGAATAGTTCCCCAAGTTGTTTTGCCTTTTACAAAACGTTGAACGTTAATGTGATTTAAAGCTACTGAACCTTGAGTTAACTGAACCGCACCTACTCCTTTGATTTCATAAGCTGGGATTCCATCAATGTACATGATAAATCTATTCGCTTGTTTCGGTTCAAACGCGGTAAAAAATATTTCGTTTGGGTCTAATACTGCCATGTTTTTTTATTTATTTTCTTGTTATAAATATTAGTGAGTTATAAAAGGTAACTACCTTCCCTTAAGCAGGGAAAGTAGCACCAGTTGGTAAAATGTTGAAATCTAAGTAAATGAATTCTGCAGTTTTAGTTGGTTGGATATAAATCTGTCCGATTAATTGGTTTCTATCAATTACATCAGGAGTATTATTTGAACTATCCATGATTACTTTAAATGCGTATAAACCTTGACGTTGTTGTACACTTTCTAAGTATGGATTAACTTGGCTTAAGAATTGATTTCTTGTAGCAATTGTATTTTGTTCAAATACCAAGTTTTGAGCAACTTGAGAAATGTAAGATTTAAGAGCAATTAACAAACGACGAACATTTACTCTATCTAAAGCACTTGCTTTTGTTTGTAATGTTTTCTGACCGTATACTACAACACCTTGACCAGGGAATGTAGCGATTGGGTTAACTTTACCTGTGTATAAATTGTCTCTTTGAGTTTGAGATAATTTTTGTTCAGCTCTAATTACTGTGCTTAAACCACCTCTGTTGATACCTGCTGGTGCGAACCAAGGTTCTGCAACTGTATCGTTATAAGCGTAAACACCACCAATCATTGTTGAAGCTGGTACCCATACGTTTTTACCTGAATCTGGGTCCATTGTTTGTACCCATGGCCAATATGAAGCAGCATATGAAGTATTTCTAGATTGTGCTTGAGAAGTTGCGTCAGATACTGTTCTATTATAAACTGAAGGGTCTAATACAAATAAACTATCACCTCTATTTTGTGTGTTGTTTATAATTGTAGTAACTTGAGATGTTTGTTTTTCATTATATAAACCCGGAGCTAACAATACATTAAATCTGTAGTCATCTTGATTAGCCATTAAAGCAATAGCACCATTGTAACTTGCACTTGGAATACCTTGAATTTCATTAGCATCTGTTCCTGCTACTATACTATTATAAAAATATGCTTTACCATTTGTAAATAAATTACCAGTTGCATTAAAAAATGAACCACTTCCGTTAATAGGTAAAGAACCAGTTAAATTTGGATCTGGTGTGCCACTATTTAAGAAATAATGTGGAGTTGGTGAAACTACTTCTTTTACTCTTATATAAGCACTTCTATTTGGATAAGAACCAGACACTTGAATTTGTGCATCCGTAGTACTATTATTCCAATTCAATGTATAATCACCTATTACAGCTGCTATATAGTTTGGTGCAAAAGGATCTAATGATAAATTAGTCCATGTTTCTAATACTATTGGTTGGTTAGTAGTATCATCACCGCGACGAACTAATAAATCAAAGGTTCCTTGAGGAATACTTGAATTTAAAATTTGCCATCTGATATTATCAGCAGAGCCTGAAGCTAATGAACCACTAGCGTCTAAACTAGAGCTACTATTCATAATAATTCCTTCAGATAAAGTTTCTAATATAAAAGATACTGTTGAATTTGAACCAGTAGTAACAATTGTAAGACCATTGTTTGCTGCGGCTGAACCTGAAGTAGAAGCAGGACTAAAAGTACCACTTACAACTCTAGTTACTAACAATGTTTCACCACCGTTATTAAAATAATTAAAAGCTGCAATTGAAGTAAAATAAGTATAAACTTGACTTGCACTAGTGAATGTAGTACCAAATTTTTGTTGGTAATCACTATATGAAGTTATAAGTGTAGGTATTTCTACAGGACCTTTTACAGCGGGACCTATAAGCGCAGCGCCTACAGTTATTGGATTCTGCGTGATAAATGATTGGTCATTTTCTCTCGCTAATACACCAGGGGAAATTAATGTTTCTGCCATGTTTTAAATGAGTTTAGTTTGTTTTATTATAAATATTACAGAACTATTCAAAAAACTAATTAGAACTAATAAACTCTCCTTTTTCTACGTTAATTGTACCCTCACCATATTTGTTTTGGAGTGTTGAGCCAACTTCGATTTCTTTTAATTTTAATGTTTGGAGTTCTGTTCGTAATTCTTGTTTTTGAATTTCTAATTCTTGAATTGTTAATTCAATAACTCCGAATTGTTCCATTAAATCTCTTCTTTTATTTTGAATTTCTTTAATGCTTTGTAATTCTTCTTGTGTTAAAACTTGTGTTGTCATATTTTTATTTTATTATTGGAATTTAAATTGTGTGATTGGTGTACCTAAAGCTGTATTATTTGGTGATAGAGAAGATGTTATAAATCCTGTACTTGTTAAGTCATCAATATAATATGTATAGTCTGTGTTTGAAGTTCCATAAGAATCAATTGCATAATATGAAGAGGTAGGATAAGATGGGCCTACTAATATAGAACCTGTTGCATTATTTAAAAGTTCATTTTGACCTACTACTTGTACATACCCATTTGAAGAACCAGTAGTACAACCATTTAATATTAATGTTATTCTTGTATTAGCACCATCTTGAGAAGCTGATAGATATGGAATACCTGTTGGATAATTTCCATCAGTAAAGTATTTATTTCTATCATTTCCCGTTCCATTAGCTGTTCTATAAACTTGATATGAAATACTACCTGTGAGATTACTTCCCGTATTATATGTTTGGATAGTTACTTTAACACCTTTTTCAGCGTTAGAATTTGCTGAAGTAAATTGATTTGGAGCTGGGGTAAAACCAGCATAATATGGTGAACCCATTGCTTGTAATGAATAGGTTACAGGATTATTAGAACTTCCATAAGTTGAAGATATAGTGAATGGACCATTACTGTCACCACCACTTAAAGTAGAACCGGTAGGAAATATTTGAGAAAAGATTTGGAATTTTTGTGCTTGTAATCCTGAGCCAGTATTAAATACAAGACCATCAATACCAAAATTATTAACGTTTACTTGCCAATACCAACTACTACTTAAACTTGATGTTGGTGGTGGGAGAAAACAAATAGCACTATTATTATAACTATACCATTCACTTATAGCAAAAGGTGATACTCCATCAGGACGACTTACAGAACAAGTATTAATAGTTCCATATAATCCAGTTTCCGAACCACTTAAACTAATATTTGTAAGAGCACCCCCATAACCTAATTCGGCTATAATCATTGACATACTTAAGGGAGCATAGGCTGCAGGTAAACTCATTATTTAGATTTTAATTCGTCTATTTGTTTTTGTAAATCTTTAATAGCTTCAATTAACAACGGAACTATTTTTTCATATTTAACAGCTTTATAGCCTGTATCTCTTGTTGTTACAACTTCAGGTAATATTGATTCAATTTCTTGAGCAATAACTCCTATATCATGTCCTTCAAATCCATGTAAATCTTTATGTTCTGGTTTCCAATCAAATGTGTAACCACCTATTGCTTCTATTTTAGAAATTGGATTTGTAATAGGTACTATATTATATTTTAATCTTTTGTCTGATGTTGAATAAGCAACAACGTCATTTGAGGCATCAATTCTACCTACAGTTGCACTTGGGGTAACATTACCTACTGCTAATGAACTAGATATAGCGGCACTACCTGTTAATTTTAATAAAGTACCATCAAAAGTTAAATTTGATTCACCATTAATAGTGGCACCACCTGTAGCTGTTAAAATATAATTAT